GGCTTTTACACACAAAGTTCCCCACGGAAAAATTTCAGTTTTTAAAAAAAGTTAGTTAACCAAACGAAAAGGAGGGATGGGAGATGGCTGGTCAAAGAAGACCTGTTGAATTACTACTTTTAACGGGTAAAAAAAATCTAACAAAAAAAGAGATTGAAGAACGGAAAGCATCAGAAGTAAAGGTAAAGTCAGACAAAGCAATCAAACCTCCTTCTTACCTATCTCAAGAATTGAAAAAAGAGTTTAAAAAGATTGCCAAAGAGCTGGTCGATATAGGGATTATGAGTAATTTAGATGTTGACGCATTGGCAAGGTATTTACAAGTTCAAAAACAGTATTTAGAGGTAACAGAAGAATTAATGAATCAAAAGCCTGTTATCACCATTGAAAAAGAACATACCGATGAAGATGGAGACTTTGTGGAACGAGAACTTATTCGGGTTACGAATGAGACCTATAACGAGCTGTTGATTATGCAAGATAAGTTGTTTAAAAATTGTCGTGCTGCGGCATCAGACCTTGGTTTATCCATTTCGTCCCGTTGTAAACTTGTTGTTCCGAAAAAAGATGAAGAAAAACCCAAGTCAAAAGAAGAAACGCTATTTGGCGATAATTTGTAGTGGGTGAAGACTTGTGGAATTAATCGAAAGTTTAGCCCATCGTCTGATTACATACTGCAACCATATCGTAGATGGGAAGATTGTCGCTTGTAAAAAGCACATCAATGCGGTCAAACGGTTTTTAAATGACTTGGAGAAATCACAACAGGAAGATTATCCTTACGAGTTTGATATCGAGGAACTATACAAGTTTTATGAGTGGGCGAAGCTGTTTAAATACAGCAATGGAAATAAAAACGGAGAACCTTTAAAAGGAAAATCCATTGAATTAGAAGATTTTCAACTGTTTATTGTAGGAAATATCTTTGGTTGGAAAGATAAAAAGACAGGATATAGACGCTTTAAGAAATCTTATATCCAACTTGCCCGTAAACAAGCAAAAAGCTTTTTATTAAGTATGATTGCCAGTTATGAAGCATTTTTAAGTGGAGAAAAAGATGAGGTCTATATCGCAGGTTGGGGATTAAAACAGAGTCATCACGTTTATAAGGAAGTGTTAACACAGCTTCGCAATTGTCCTTTCTTAAAAGGCAAATGGAGCGATAGTTATCACCGAATTACTCATTTAAAAAGTGAAAGTATCATCATGGCATTAAGTAAAGAAGCGAAAAACTTTGATGGAACCAATCCAAGTTTTGTGATAATCGATAGAATTAGAATTGTCGCCTAGAAATGAAAGTTTCTAGTGAAAATGGCTCTAAATCGGTGGAAAGCTAAGGTTATTCATAACTATGTCAACACCGAGCTAATTGGGAACACCACCCAACAGTGTAACGACTAGGTAGTGAGCGTTAAGGGAGCAATAATCTACCCACGAGAGAGCCACACCCTAACGATTAAAGTCGAGGGTGAAAATATAGTCTGAACTTACGAGGAAACCGTAAGAAGTAGAGGATAAAGAGCCTTTACGATAACAATTTGGAGTATCATCAGCACAAAACAAACGAAATCGTGGAAAGTTTGGAAAGTGGGATGGTTCGCCCGAATTCCCATCTCTGCATCATTACGACGGCTGGTCTGTCACTTTCAGGACCATGTTATGGGATGTATCAGTTTGTTTCTAAATTACTAGATGAAAACAATCCCACAGAAAATGAAAATTTCTTCGCATTAGTCTGTGAGATAGATAATATTTCAGAAATCCATGATTCAAAAATGTGGGGGAAAGCCAACCCTTTGCAAGTGACATTCCCAGAAGGGATGGACTTTTTACGAGGGAAATTAAAATTAGCCCTCGATATTCCAGACGAAATGACCACATTTTTAACAAAAAATATGAATATGTGGGTACAAGCCAAGAAAAACGGTTATCTCCCACTTGATAAATGGAAATTATGCGAAGAATTATTCACATTAGAGGATATGAGGGGTCTCCCTTGCATTATAGGGGTCGATTTATCCGCGAAAATAGACTTAACAAGCCTGTCATTCTTGTTTTATAAGGATGACTTTTTATATGTTTACAATCATTCATTCTTCCCTGAAGATACGCTTGAAATGAAGAAAAAAACCGATAAAGTCCCGTATGAACTATGGGTTCGACAAGGATATATCACCATGACTCCAGGAAGTGTGGTCGATTATCAGTTCTTGGAGGCTTATATCGAAAACATGGCTAAAGAATACGAGTTACAAGTGAAAGAGGTATGTGCTGACCCATGGAACGCAACGCAATTCATGCAGAACTTGGAGAGCAAAGGATACCTAACTGTTGAAATACGGCAGGGGATTCAAACACTTGGTGGTCCTACAAAGGACTTTCGAGACCGAGTGTATGCAGGAAAGATAAAACACCATGGAAATCCTGTCTTAACGTGGTCTATTGGCAACGGGTTGCTAAAAAAAGACCATAACGAAAATATTATGCTTGATAAAGCAAAAAGTACAGAACGGATTGACCCGATTGCTTCGGTCATTAACGCTCATGTACGAACCGTTGTGTTGGAACATGGCGGAGAGGACTTGAACGACCATATTTTAAAGGATGATTTTAGTTTTTAAAAATTAACAACATGAGGAGAGAGTTATATGCCAGCACTAAGTTCATTTCTTGAGAATAAATTGTTAGACCACATTTTGGGACCAACTGCGTACAGTAAGCCCAGCACAATTTACGTAGCGTTATTCAATGCGGACCCTACCGAGAACAATACTTCTGCTGAAATATCCACATCAGGAACAGGATACAGCCGTAAAGCAGTTACATTTGGAACTGCTGCAAGTGGAGGAATTATAAATAATACAAGTGAAGTCTTGTTCGATGTCGCATTAACTTCATGGTCCACCGTGAGTCACCTCGCTTTATTCGATGCCGCAACAGGCGGTTCGATGTTATTTCACGCTCCTTTGAGTTCGTCTAAGTTGGTTAGTCAGAATGACCAACTGAAATTTGGAGTTTCACAGATTGCAGTGTCCTTAGACTAGGATGTGAGGTAAATGGGATATTATGTAACATTCGATGGCTCTAATGATTTTGGTCAGATACCTCATCATTCAGACCTATCGTTAACCAGTAATTGGGAAATTACAATGATATTTAAACCCTTTAATATGTCTGCGACCACAGATTATTTGATGTTCAAGCCATCTGTGTACGGACTCTATTGGGAATATACAAACGATAATGTCCAGTTTCAATCCAACATTGCCAATTACCCTGACCTCAGAACAACCTCTGCCATCCCGTTAACATCAGCAGACAAAACAAAAGTTACATACAGCTACGATGGGACCACGTTTCGGCAATATAAAAACGATGTATTGCTGAAAGAAACAGTGACCTCTGCCACTTTGAATACATCTACTAATCCACTCATCATTGGAGCAGGGTCAATTTCGGGTACAAGCCCATTCAAAGGTAATATTTATTATGTATCGCTGAAAAAGGACGGAGTGTTGGTAGCGGAGTATAAATTCCTAGAAGGCAGCGGTACAACGGTGCAAGATTCAACAGGTCGAGGTCATACGATGACGTTAAGCGGAGGTCCTGTATGGGGAAGTGAACCTGACCCAATCCTTCATGAAGGAAGTGCATCTCTTTCCTCAACGAGCAGTATGACGGTAAGTGCAAACAAAATCCAAGCAATAAGTGTATCCCTATCATCGGATTCTAGTATTTCTGCTAACTTGCAAACGGTCAGCACCCTTCACGAAGGAAGTGCAAGTTTCAACTCAACTAGTAGCATCAATGCAACGGCAGATGTGTCCTATGCAGGTGTGTTGCTAAGTGCATCAGCTTCGATGTCTTCAAGCGGAGACCTAACAGCAAATGCAATGGTTGAAGCATATGTGCAAGAAGTATGGGCAAGTAGCACGATGTATGCAAACAGTTCACTTACTGCAGATGCATCGGTGGAATTGATTGTCAGAGAAGTACAAGCAAGTGCAAGTTTCACAAGTGATGGGTCATTAGTGGCAACTGCAATGATTGTCCGAATCGTAGATATAAGTGCATCGCTCATCAGTGAATCAGTGATGACGGTACTGAACGTAAGTCCTATCGATGTGGATGTATCACTGATTGGCATGAGGAAGTTAACAGAGGACTTTAGGGGAATGCGAAAACTATGGGAAGAATTGCGAGGAGGTGTCGTTTTGGTAAGTGGACAGAATTTTAATATGGTGGCAGGAACATCTCTGAATCTATCCATTCAATTAAGTGAACAAGATGGAACGCCTCTGAATCTCGAAGGTGTGACCGCAGTGTGGGGGTTTGGAACAATCGAAAAAGGTATAAGGAAAGATACAACAACATCAGGCATTTCAGTAACGGATGCAGGGGAAGGGATGCTGTTGATTCAGCTCAAACCCGAAGATACAAGCGGACGGCATGAAAATACTGTGCATGAACTAGAGATTATCGATACCTATGGAAATGTTTCAACTGTCATGCGTGGCATGATTTACATCGAAAAAGAAATTTTATAAAAGTTAGTTAACGGGAGAGAAAGAAATGAAATTTTTGGACGATATTTTATTTTTGATAGGGATGTTACTGATAATTGTGCCGACCTTTCTCTTAAATGTGTATGTCGGATGTTACCTTTTAGGCGTATCCTTCCTTGTATTCTCTATCCTTTTCGCAACAAAAGAGTCTCCTAAGAGGGAATAAAGGAGGTGAAAAACCGTGTTTTTAAACAAAATATTTAACAGAACGAGGTCAACCTCGACCAGTTCAAGGTTTTCTTCTTGGATAGGCTTTAATGAACAAACATCAAGTGGCGAAGTCGTAACGGTTGAGAATGGAAGTAATTTAGGAATCGTCTTCGCCGCTATTTACTTGAAAAGCTCTTCAATCGCTAAATTACCAATTTCCGTATACAAAAAAACAAGCAATGGGAGGGAACGGGACAATGCTCACCGCATTGCTTACCTGTTAAGTACGAGACCGAACCGCCATCAGTCACCGTATAGTTTTCTTTTTACGATGGGGGTACACATGAACACGCATGGAGCCGCATTTATCAAACAAGATATTAACCGAAGAGGATTAGTAGAATCTCTCCGCTTGATGTATCCGTCTAGTGTTTCTATTGTGATGGATAGAGAGGGCAAAGTTTTCTATATTGAGACGATGGAAGATGGAACGACTCAAGTACATAACGAAGAAGAAGTGTTATTCCTTCCGCTTTATTCAACAGATGGATTCAATTACAAAAGTCCAATTGAAGTGGCAATGGAAAATATCGGTGTTTTGAGAAGTCAGCAAAAATTCTTAGGCTCATTCTATAAAAATGGCACTCTATCAAGAGGAGTTATCAAAGTGCCTACGACTTTAAACAAAGAAGCGAAAGATAAAGTCCGTCAAGCATGGCAGGACATGACAAGTGGTATGGACACTAACGCTTCGAAGGTAGCTGTGCTTGACTCAGGATTTGAGTATCAAAACATCACCATCCCACTTGAACAAGCTGAATTCATTGCATCCGCTAACTTCAATTTACGAGAAATCGCTCGTATTTTTAATGTTCCAGCACATCTCATTGGAGACCTCGAACGAAGTACATTCAATAATATCGAACATTTATCGATGAGTTACGTGGAACACACTCTTATGCCTATCTGTTGCCAAATAGAGCAAGAGATGAACTTTCGGTTATTTACCGCTTCCGAACAAAAACAAGGGTATTATGTGAAATTTAATATGACAAGTGCTCTTCGTGCAGATTCCACAACCAGAGCTGCATTTTATGAAAAAATGTTGGATAAAGGGGTCTACTCAATCAACATGGTTTTAGAGCTAGAAGATGAAAATGGTATTGGTCCAGCAGGGGATGTTCACAGAGTGGACTTAAACCATGTTTCCATCAATATTGCAGATGAATATCAGTTGAATAAATCACAAAACAAGTCCTAAAGTAAGGGCTTTTTTATATGTCCAAATTTGTAAAGGAGGTGGATAACAGGTGAAAAATCATTTTAAAAAGTTTTTGAATATCAAAAATAGCACGACTGAACAAGTAGATTTCTATATTTATGGAGATATTGTGCCAGATAGTGATTGGAAATGGGACGAGTCTGAAACCATGCCAAATGATATTAAAAATTTATTAGATGAACATAAAGGAAAAACCATTAATCTTTATGTCAACAGTGGTGGTGGCTCCGTTTTTGCAGGTCTTGCGATGTATAACATGCTAAAAAGACATGACGGAGAGGTTATCGCTTATGTCGATGGATTAGCAGGGTCTATTGCTTCTGTCATTATCATGGCAGCAGACCGCATCATCATTCCGAAAAATGCTTACCTCATGATACATAAAGCTTGGACTTGGGCTGTTGGAAATGCAAATGACCTAAGAAAACAAGCGGAAGACTTAGACCGAATCGATGAAGGCATCTTCAATACATATAAAGAGAATTTAAAAGAAGGAGTTAACGAAGAAACTATTAAACAAATGATAGAGAACGAAACTTGGCTAACTGGGGAACAGGCAGCAGAATACTTCTCCATTGAAACATCCAACTCATTAGAAGCCGTTGCTTGTGCATCTGATTTCTATCAAAATTATAAATTTATCCCTTCTCAGCTCGTAAATAACAGTGAGCAAAGGGTAGGTTCAGAGGAACGACAAAAAGTTGAAAATAGCCTACAAAATGAAAGCGAAATAGAAAACTTGTTGTTGGAGATAGATTTAATCTAGCTCTATTTTTATGCTTTAAAATCAAAAATTTACCTTAATTGGAGTGATTATTTAATGAATAAATTGCGTGAACTATTGGCTCAATTAGAAAACAAAAAAGTAGAAGCTCGTAACCTAGCTAATGAAGGCAAAACAAAAGAAGCAAAAGCATTACTAGATGGTGAGATTAAAAATTTAAAAGAGCAAATCGAAGTGGAACAAGCGTTATTGGAAGAAGAAAAGCAAAATGTCATTGAAAATAAAGTAGAACCAAAAGTAAAAAACGATGAAAAGAAAAAATTCATCAATGCGGTTCGTACTAAATTCCAAAATGCGATGAGCGAAGGAACTGGTGCAAATGGTGGCTACACTGTACCACAAGATATCCAAACTCGTATCAATGAGCTTCGCCAATCAAAAGATGCTCTTCAAAACTTTATCACAGTTGAACCTGTTAGCACTTTAAGTGGTTCAAGAACGTTTAAAGCTCGTTCTCAACAAACAGGATTTGCTGAAGTCCTTGAAAATGGAGAAATCGCTGAAAAGGCAACACCTCAATTCACAAATTTACCGTATTCCGTGAAGAAATATGCTGGTTTCTTCAAGGTGACCAATGAATTGTTAAAAGATTCTGACCAAGCCATCGAAGATACATTGGTGAAATGGATTGGGGATGAATCTCGTGTTACTCGTAATAAGCTAATCGTTGCAAAGTTAAACGAAAAAGCAAAAACAGCGATTGCAAATGCAGATGACATTAAAGATGTTCTAAATGTTCAATTAGACCCTGCTTTCCGTTTTTCATCTGTTATTCTTGTAAACCAAGATTCTTTTAACTATTTAGATAAATTAAAAGATGGACAAGGTAACTACCTATTACAACCTTCTGCAAACGCTCCAACTGGAAAGCAAGTGTTTGGTGTTGATATTGTAATGGTATCTAACCAAGACCTACCAACTGATGTAACTGACCCAGCAAACCCTAAAGCACCTATCATTATCGGTGATTTGAAAGAAGCAATTGTCATGTTTGACCGTGAACAAACAGATATTGCTGCATCTACCGAAGCAGGCGATGCTTTCGTTACGGACAACACATTATTCCGTGCCATCGAACGAGAAGAAGTAAAAACTCGTGATGCAGAAGCATTTGTATATGGTCAAGTAACACTTGCTTAATAAGAGGGTATGATACCCTCTTTTCTTTATGAAGGAGGGATACCATGAAGGTAAAAGCAATCATTGATTGTGTTGGGATAGGCTATGAGTTAAAAGTTGGAGAAGTAGCTGACTTACCGAAAGAATTAGCAGAAAAACTCATTACATTCCATTATGTCGAGGAAGTAAAATCACCGAGAGCGAAAGAAACGAAGGTGAAAAAATAATGCTTTCATTAGATGAAGTAAAAGACTTTTTGCGAATCGATTACACCGAGGATGACATATTGTTGTCCTCTTTTTTATTGGCATCTGAAAATTATATTTTAAATGCAACTCATAGCAATGCAGATAAAGGTCATGAACTTTTTAAGTTAGCTCAACGGTTTTTAGTGGCTCATTGGTTCGAGAACCGCAACACAGTGATTGTGGGAAGCACGACCACAAGCTTAGATTTTGCTTTAGAAAGTTTGCTTCTCCAAATCTCTTATACAAGCAGTGATGCTGTATGAGAATAGGAGAATTAAAACATCCCATCACTTTTGTTGAATCGACTACTACTACAACAGCAAATGGGTTTAAACAAACATCTTGGACAGTTGTGAAAAAAGCGTGGGCAAGTATAACAAAACAAGAGCGTTCCCTCCAATTGGAGAACGATAAAATAGCGATTGAACACACGCTGTTATTTACCATACGGTATCAAGATATTGATTTAAAGACTCTCAGAATCGAGTATCGAGGAAAACAATATGAGATTTTAGAAGCAGAAGATAAGGACTTTTCCAAACGATTCTTGACCCTTTCTGTCAAAGAGGTGGTCTAAATGGTTAAAAAGGGTGTTCAAATCGATGGATTAAATGATTTATTGAAGCAATTAGATAAACTTGGCGATAAAGCGGATGCCCATCGAAAAGAGATTTTGCATAAAGCAGGTCTAGAGATGCAAGAAGAGGTCAAACAAAATGCAAGAAAGCTAGATGACAGCTTATGGACAGAACACAACGAATCATATGGCACATTAGAACAAAACATTTGGATGGAGTGGGATGAGAAAGAAAAAACCACCTATATCAGTACGGGTAATGCATTTTGGTCTCAGTTCTTGGAGTACGGAAGTGATGGTGTCACATCCTCTTCGAAAAGCCGTAAAGGAAAGAAAAAACCACGAAAAAACAAAGGACAATCCCCTCAACCTTTTATGCTAACCAGCTATTTAAATAAAGAAAAACGGATGAGAGAAATCATCGAGCAAGAGCTGAAGAAGGTGTTGAAGCTATGATACATGATGAAATCATTCAAGGGTTAAGTGGGTTAGGGGTGGATGTCGAGTTCCTAGAGTATGCAGGAACAGCAGAGACCTTTATCACTTTTTTGCAAATCGATGACCGACCAACTGCCCATGCCGATGACAAGGAAATTTATAGCACATATTATTACCAATTTAATTTATATTCCAAAACGGATTACAAAGAGCTTCTTACGCAACTGAAGGAAGCTCTTTTTTTATTGGGAGGAACTCGATTGGGAGGAGAGCTAGATAGCAAAACGGATGACGGATATTACCGAAGAAGCGTCCGATATCAATTTTTACGAAAAACGGGGGAATCAGAATGAGTGGAGTAGTAGTTGGTTTAAAAAATGTTAAATATGCAATTTTAACAGCCGATACAGAAACAACGTTGACATACGGTGCAGTGAAATCATTAGCACCTGCTATTAGTGCGACAATTACAACCAATACATCAACAGAGACACTTTATGCGGATGATAAAGCACTTGAGTCTGCTACATCGATTGGAGCAACAGAGGTCGAATTTGAGCTTTCTGACTTGCCAACATCTGTTGTAAATGAGCTATTAGGAGTCCGTAAAAATGCAGATGGCGTACTAGAATATGACTCTAGTATTCAAGCACCTTATGTTTGCATATTTTTCGAAGCAACCAAGTCGAATGGAGCAACACGCTTAACACAATTAGTAAAAGGAAAGTTCAGCATCCCTGAAGATGCGTATGAAACAAAAGGAGACGGAGTATCGTTCCAAAGCAAAACCATCACAGGTACATTTGTCGCAAGAACGAAGGACGGTATCTTTAAATATCAAGTTGATTCTGACGATGCTGGAATCGGTGCGAATGTCGTAGCAAACTGGTTCGATGCGGTTTATACACCATCTGTTTAATCAAAAAGAGGATAATTTTATCCTCTTTTTTTGTCTTTCTATAGCCATTAACTAACTTTTTCAATAAAAGGAGACTGTAAAACGATGAAAATCAAGTTATTAGAAAAAACATATGTTGCACCAAAAGCCAAGGCTCGTCTGTTCCGAGAAGCGTTAGTCATTACGCAGGAAAAGGATTTAAACAACATTACACCGGATATCCTCGATGAGTTGCTTCAATATGTCTGTGATTCGTTTGGCAACCAATTTACGATTGATGACATTTACGATGGATATCCATCAAGCGAGTTAGTCGATTTAATCACCGAGACTATTACATATGTCGTTGGAGACAAGGCAACTGTTGAAGGTAAAAAAAAATAGAGACCGATGAAGACCCACTTTTTACGATAAAAAAAATGTATCGAAACCTGATGGAACAGGGATTTGGAATAGCAGAGATAGATGAGTGGGATGTGCATTGGTTCTTTTCTTGTATGGAGATTGACCCGAAACAAGCATCCAAGGTTAAAAAGCATGGATATATCGATGACATTGTTTGGTAAGAAAGGAGGTAAACCATGTCTGGTGATTCAATTGGCAAGTTACGGATAGGCATTGCATTAGATGGAGCAGAACTCCAAAAATCACTTCAAGCCACGCAACGTAATTTAAAATCCTCCATGGCACAGTTTCAAGCGTCCACAGCAGGAGTGGATAAATACAACAAAAGCATTGATGACCTCCAAAGAGAAGAACAATCCTTGCAAAAGGTGCTCCGTGACCAAAAAACGATTATGTCGACCCTTGAACAACAATGGAAAAATGCTATCCAATCCAAAGGAGAAGATTCTGCAGAAACCAAAAAGTTAGAAGCATCTTATTACAAATCAGTTGCAGCCATGAAAAAAACCGAACTTCAATTAGGAGCGGTTGAAAAACAAATTCAAGAACAGGAAAAAGCGAACAACAAACTGCGTAGAACATTCGACACTTTAAGCGAAGGGTT